TCATCGACAATCACTTCAATTCTTTGTGTGTTCATTGTCCCCTCCTTTTCAGAAGGCGAGTTTCCCCGCCCCTGATTTGGTTACGATACAACTGCGGTTGCAGGAACGCCGTCAGCCAGAAATATATCAAGTGTGATGTCCTGGGGCTGCGTCACCTGCCCACCACCAAACATATCATAGTTAGTGAACATGCCGTAAAACGTATAAACCGGATTTGTCGGGCCGGCCGTAAAACTTGATTGACCGATGATGATTTCAACCGCTGAGCCAATGATCCCCCGGAGAGTTGCATCCACTTCCCCGGCGGCATAGTTTTGATGAAGTGTTACTTTTACGTTTTGATCGATGATTCCCGGAAAACGAGCCTGTCCGGTTTTGCCTGATGCCTTCGACATAAACATCTCTTTGCTATTGTCGAAGTTGATGCTTGTCACGTATGCCGATAAGTCTTTACTGTTGATCTTAAATTTGGGATCGGTTAAAACAGTACCCGTTACTGTCGCCGCTGCCATGACTCACTCCTTTGTTATAAGATTCCAAATATGCAATACATCATATAAGTTCCGCTTGTTCCCGTGCGCGCCCAGACCGCTCTCCACCATGTATCAGTGATTGCCCCGCCTATGCCGTCACCAAGAATCGGTGTGGCATATTCCGCGCCGTTAAAATCCGCAACCTGAGTAAAGGTTAAGCGCGTTGTCGGAGAGTTGAAAGTCGGCTCCTCCGCGGATTGAATTGTTACATCCAATTTGCGGTTTGCATTGCCTGAGTTGGCCGTCACATGAAGAACGGCATATATCTTTTGAGTAGCCGTAACCGCCCCCACTTGATAGGCCGTCCCGTTTGCAGATGTAGAAACCGATCCGGCCTTCAGGATTGTTCCGTTGATAACAGGGTTGCCGTCCTGAAGTTTGCTGGTTCCGGTAAATCCGGTAAGTCCCGCAACTTTTCCGCCGGTTTCGTATTTTTCGACAATGACATTGCCAAACCATGCCGATGATTCCCCGGTAAGCCCGCTTTCAGGGCAAACAGTCATGACATTGCTCCCCGGAAGACTGCGGAGTACCGCGTCAATGGTAGTTAGACCGCCGTCCCAGAAACCGGAATGCGTTACATTCCAGTCCCAAATACCCGCGAGTCTGCACCGTCCTTCTTTGCCGAATTGATCCGCCGGGAGTATTTCACGACTGACAGGGGCATTGATTTTATTGTGATACCCCGTCACATCATACCCGCCGATAAGTATCTTTGGGGTCATTAAGACGCGCCCCGTTACAGCCGCCGCGCTCATAGGTTAGCTCCCTTCATGCCATATAGTAAAGTCTACCGCCCGCCCGCAGCGGTTTGTATTTTCATCGTATAAGTCGGTGCTCATTTCCAGCAAGGTCCGCTGAACCACTACCCCGCCCGATCCGCCCATAGTCCCCGCATAATCCCTCAGAGCCAATTTCATCTGATCGGCAATCGCACAGGCATTCGTATACTGAGAACTTCCCCCACCGTAACAGGAGAATTGAAACCGCGCCGGGTGAACAGTAAGACTTCCGCTTCCCGAAACCAAATTGAGATCATCTATGAGCTGATACACCACGTAGCCGACTGGGGGAGAGATGATTATTGTCTCCTGCGGGGCAATCACCGGATACACCCGCTTTCCGATGAGCGCAACCAACCCGGCGTAAGTCGATAGATATGTATACAGCGCTTTTTCGATTGTCACATTGAACCTTGTATTTCTTGTGAAGTAAATGACCCTGTCATTTTCCCAAATTTTTCTCTTAACATTGTTGCAACCATTCCCGAATATGCCGATTTAAAACTATCAACTACCGGCCTGACGAAAGGATGAGCCGGTGCCGGATGAGGACCGCCATGACCGAATTCGACGAGGTGCCCATGTGCCCCAAGTTTCCGCTCGATTCCACACCAGACCGCGGGAGAGCCGGGGCGCTTGTCCTTAAATTTCCGCGCCCGCCATGACTTTTTTAAGTTCCCCTGTTTCGCTACTTCCTGTTTTCCGACTTTCATCCCGGAAAGAAATATGGTTTTCTTTGACGTTCTGCCCGCCGGACCGACAGGCGTATTTGCAACCAGTTCTTCCTTGAGCATCTTATCTATTTCAAGAAGGCCGTTTTCAAATTCGCCGGAATCGACTTGCGAAATGAGCGCCTTCATGTTGTGATCGAGTGCATCCAAACCCAGAACTTCAGCCATTACACGATTTCCTTCGCGTATACAACCATTTCGACACTTCCTTCATCCACATTCTTAACCTGAAGAATATTGAATACCCGCGTTCTAAAGAGAAACCGCTTTGCCGGTGAAAGTCCGGGGTAATACCAGAGCTTTATCTCATGGGTAATTTCCGCGTTTATCTGTTTGGCGTTGTAAAATTCCCGCCCCGATCCCGGCTTGATTGATGCCCAGATAGTCGCATCGGTTGTCCATGAGTCCACAAGCTCGCCCGCGTCCCCGCGCGTAGTGCTCTGTGTCTGAATAGATATTTCGTGCATGAGTTCGCCGGAATTCATTTATCGCCCCATTAAAACGTTATTCCATCTGCCATCACCGATGCTTGACCTCGGCCACAAAATGACTTTTGCCAACCTGCTATCAAGTGGAATGTTTACTTGATAAATCATTTTCCCGCCGTATTTTAGAGCCGGGTAATCGGGTGTTTTGGTGCTTGAAATTAAGTTTTCCCCCGAATCGTACCCGTCTACTGTTACCGATAAATCGTACATTATTGCCGATGATTCGTTAATTAAAGCCCCGATAATTACTAACTGCCCGTCCTTTGCTTCCGATTGAATGTACTGCGTTGTCAACTCGTTCGGGTTCTGTGTCTGGTAATATCCTTTTGCCGCAAAACAGAGAGAGATAAAACAGAACCAGAAGATGATAGTAACCCCGAATAAAAGCCAGGGCGCTTTATCATTCCTCGCCATCAATATCCCCAATCCCGATAGTTGCAAATCAGGCTGTAAAACGTGTTGGGTATCTCTGCCATTGCCGCGCCAGTGATCGGCTCCCGGTTGTTATACCAGTGAGCGACAAGGAAAAGAATCGCCAGTTTAAGGGCTTCCGGAACGGTTGCAAATCCACAAGTAAACCGAATCACCACCGGGTTAAAATCTTCGAGGTCATCGCTCGGCCAATCTTCATTATCCACAAGCTTGATTCGGGTAAACGTGCTGATGAAATCGGTATTGTATTTTGTGGAAAGAAACTCTGTTAATTCGGTGTCGTCTAAAACCATATACTTAACCGATGTAATGGCCGTTACCCTGAGTTTCTCAATCGTGATTATATCACTTGCGGGGAATTCATCCAGATAGCCGTCCCATGCCTGAGAAACTATGGGGCCGCAGAGTGATTCCGCCCGTTGCCTTGCCGCGGTAATGAGAGCCGATAAATAGGCGTCATCCGTCCGGGTCGCCGTTTTCTTTATGACTTCCGTTCCGAATTCACAAGCGATAGTCCCTACCGTGGCGACCGTGCGGATGTAGGCTTTTGTCCCAGTGTATTCTTTTTCATAGGTTACAGTATCATTCGAAGTTGTTACCTGAGTGAAAGCCGTGCTCCAGTCCGTATAAGTGGTATCGCTGTCGGTATCCGATTCTTGAATCTTCACATCCACCGTTCCGCTGTTCCCGTTGGTCCCGCATACCAGATTCACGATTGCGGGATAGCCCAAAACATTGACCCCGGTTCCCTTGAGGCTGAAAGCGGCGGCTACTCCATGACTGCCCGGCGCGATACTCTGGGTCGTGCTTATTTCATCGGTGAACGTCCCCGACGTGAGCCTGAGTTGATTCTTGACTTCTGTCAGGCTCACTGGTTCGGTTGCCGGTTCTGTTGCGATTACGAATTTCATTTATTTGGATTCCCAAGTTTTATCATTGCCGTAGGGGTTGCCGCGGTTCCGCCAGCCTCAGAATGAAACTCTATTTTTACCGAATCCACCGGAGAAAGAAATTGATATACCAGACCTATGGTTTTATTTGCGGTGACAACCGTTGAATCATTTTCCGCATCAAGATTAAACCAATCAAGCCCGCCGAGTGCTTTACCCCAGAAACGGAAGGTTGCCGATGTATTGACGTTGGTCACCTTGACTATAAACAGGCCCCAGAGAAAGCCGGTCGATGATATTGGCTTAAAATAGCCCGGCGCGAGAAGTGTGGCCGTGTCCTGTTGTGCTGTGTAGGCCGTGACGTTTCTCACCGGCCCGCTGAATATAGTAGCGGCGCTCGCTTCTAATGACAGGGCGAAAAGCGCCGTGAGTATGAATATGATTTGTTTCATTTTTCACCCCGTTTAAGGAGAGGGGGAAACCGCGAGGAATCCCCCTATCGGTTGAAAGAAATTCATCACGGAACAGCAGCAACACCGGCAGGAATGAGAATATCCTGAGATGCCAGCGTGTTGTTCGCGTAGTTCTGTGTCCATACCATAGCCGCCCCAACGTAAATCGGAGCGTCGTTCTTGTTTGCAAAGCCCCGGTTCCGGGAACAGAATCCAGTGCTATCGGATTTCTGTGCGATTGAATACCCGGCAGCCCCGGTGTCCATGTTGATGAGGTCGTTATTGATAGCGGCGAAATCAACGGCCGCCCCGGTCAAATGGTCAATGACGTTCCCGGAGAAATCACCAAATATGAAGTTGTCTTTAATGAGGCAGTACGTTGATGTTCCGGCAAATATGATAGCGTTCACATCAGTTCCGCCCACGATACCCCGGAGATCACAATTGATGATTCTCAGGTTATCGACTCCGGTAGCCACGGAAATCCATGTGAGAAATTCCTTGTCATTCGTGGTTTCCCGCATGACAACACCGTCGAGAGTAAGGCCGTCGCCGGCCGCGGCAATGGTAATTCCCGATGTGACTCCGGTAGTGAAATTGCTCACGATCTTGATATTCTTTAGAATGCAATTCGCAGCACCAACAGTGATACTTCCGGCTGCGGCTGTCTCTGAGAATGTGGGAATCAGCGGGCCGTTGCCGTGACCGACAATTTTGATACCCGCCACGTCAACATTAACAGCGGTTGCGGTAGTGAGATTTTCCGCATGGCCGGGCGCGATATGAATTGTATCACTCTGGGAGGCCGTGCATTTCCCAACCGCATAATCCAACGTCGCAAAAGGCATTTCAGGGCTTTGCCCGTACCCCTCAGCATCCGATTTATGGGTTGCGCCGGAATTAACGAACCACTGATTTCCGGAATATTCGCCTTCATCGGCGATAATGACTATCCCGCCCGGATTCTTTCTTGCGAATAGAGGTGTTTTAGACACGTTTCTTTCCCTTCCCGGATTGTCCGGTGTGAGGAGGTTTCACTTCTTTTTCCGGTTGTTTTTCAATAACCGGGTCTGCCTTCACTTCTTTTTTGGGCGCATCTTCGGGGTTTGCATATTCAGCATAACCCCGTTCTACCCAAACTATTCCGCGCAGTTCCGAAACCGTAACGATTCTGCCGGCTTCGATTCCGGCTATGCGCTCTTTCATTTTCACCAGCATTTTTCACCTCTTAATTGGTGATCGCGGTCGGAGGCGTGCCCTGCGGATAACGGGTCAGACCGTAAGCGGTGATACTGACGAAATTCGTGCCGTCAGAACTTGCGGTTGTGTGCGCATGGATACAATCGTAGGTATCCGTAAGGATAACCGGATCGATCTCGATGATAACGCACTGGTCGGTTGCGCCCGCCGTGAGGGTAACAGTAGCTGCATCCGTGCCTTTTGTAAGGGTGTCGGATGTGGATATGTCCGCATTCTTCCAGTTGGGCATTACCGCGGAAATTGCAGAACCACCACCTGATACCGAGGTGTCCTGATAGATAGAGCAGACTGTGGCGTGTGAACCAGCCTGCTTGAAATTGAATACCACCCAGATTTTCTTGAAATTCTTGGTGGATATGACATCGCTGTCTATTGCTGAACTTGTGGTAGTGGGAGGCTCCAGAACCACGATTTTTAAATCCTGAGGAAGACACAGCATGTTTCAACCCTTTCTTTATAGGTGAGGGGCGGCGAGTTACTAAACCGCCCCCATTGGTTACGATCTGGTTGCGAGAACGACAAACGGCGACTGCGTATTGCTTGTACCCTTATAAGGGGTAAGAGGGGAAGTCCAGAGGGGCATCCCGTCATTCCGCATTTTCCACCGGAAAGTTGTCTGGTTGTAATCGAACTTCAGATGGATGGAGGATGCAGCCCTTGTACCACCCTTATTGACAACCATGTACTGGGCGAAATCAGCAAGGATGATATCGCCAACGGTGCCGAGAGTGGCAGCCTGCTCGATGGGCTGAATAGGACGACCGAGAAGCGTTCCGAATGGCGCGGCAGAGAGTCCGTTGGGCGGGATGTAAACAGGTATTCCGCCGGTGCCCACATCGATAGTCAGATTCAGCAGTTCCGGGGTGATGTCCTGATTGACATACCACGTAGCATTCTGCCATGACCCTGCCCACATGCGGGCGTACATCTTGAGGATGTTTTTAAATACCAGCGTGGCTGCCGTCTGCCCGGATTCGGCATCGACAGTAACGAGAGCCGGGGAATTGAGTATGCCGAGGAATTTTCCGGCACCGTCGCCGTTGATAAGCTCATCCTGATATTTGAAATCAAACTCCTCCATGAATGCTCCGGAGACTTCCGCTTCAAGCATTGCAGCGTCTTCCAGGAGGTCGTCGCTGGCATAAAACAGTCCGGTCATGTCGTTGAGAACGAACCGAAGCTTTCTCCATTTCGGAGCCGAAGCAGCAGTATTTGCAAGTTCCGCCGAACGGCCGACTATAACGCCGCCATGACGGGTACTGTTTGCCCGGTTGCTTTCATCAAAACCGACATTGAGCTCGATGCTGTTCGCTCCGGAACTGAGTGTCCTTTTCCGTACCTTGCTCATTACCACGCCGTTATTGAAGGTGTTGTTCATAAGCTCGGTTGCGAAATCGGTCTGCACAAGAAACCCACCCTCAGCCCCGGTCGCCTCGACTGCTCCGGCTCCGGCGCTTGCATTGACTCCGAGAAGGCGCTTGTCAATATTGCCGCCCGGAACTGAGGCTTTGGCAATTGCTTTCAGTTGGTCGCCAAAGGACTGGAAAGGACGGTCGCCTTCGTCAAGAGTAACCTTGACATGAGGCGCGCTGGCTTCGGCATCCAATACCTTTTCATACCGAAGTATTTCTGCCTGAATGGTTTCCATTTCCGCGCATTCCTTGTCGTATACGGCCTGCTGATCCGGTCCCCACTTCATGCCGGGGTTATCATCCATCAGTTTGTGAAGTTTGGCGGCGATTGCAGACCGCTTTTCTCTCAAATCCTGAATACTTTTCATGATTTACTCCTTGATTATGGTTTACTGGTGAAAAATCAGATTCAAGCGTCTTTTCATCATTTTTAGATCATATTCCGGTTTTTCTTCCTGTTTTTCCTCGGTTTCTGTTAAAAGTTCTGCGGGAACCTTGTCATAAATCGTTAAATCCCATTGATTTTTTGCCTTTTTATCTTTTGCGATTTTATCCACAAATCCGTTATCGAATGCCTCCTGCGCGGTCATCCACGTTTCGGCGGCCATCATTTGGCAGATTTCTTTCTCTTCTTTGCCGGTTTTAGCCATGTAATCGGTTCGGATGGAGGCATCCATTTTGTCGAGCATATCGGCCATTGCCCGCATTTCAGCGGAATTCCCCACAGTCATGCCCCAGGCGTTATGAATCATAAAGAATGCACCCTCGGACATTTCTATCTCATCGGCTCCGAGCGCTATATACGTGGCTGCGGAAGCAGCGAGGCCGTCAATATGGGCGACTATCTTTGATTCGTGGTTCCTGAGAGCCGTTTGAATGGCGCGGGCCTCGAATACATCACCACCGGGAGAGTTGATTCGGAGATGGACCGC